GCGAAGTCCCGATGGGCTGGTGCTAGTCGCCATGAAAACTCGATTTCGTTTACCGACTGTAACCCGTATATCCTGGCGCCGGCAGGCTAAGCTATTCGCAAACGCTTGCCCGCAGTGAATTTAACAACCAGAAAAATATCACTCCCAAACTATGTAGATGTAAATAGTCCTTTTTTCATGGACTATACGGTTACACGAATGCGACAAAAATGGGAAATAATGCAAGCCGTTACAAGCGGAACTGAATACTTACATGCTAATGCGGCAATATATTTGCCGCGTGAGCCAAGGGAAAACCCGGATCCAAAACGCAAAAATAATGATCCGTGGAAAGCTCGTGTCAATCTTTCTGTCTTACCACCATTTACTAAACGCTTAATTCATAACGCAGCCGGCATGGTTATGCGTAAAATGATTAAGCTGGAAGGCGGTGATCCTTACTGGGAAGAAGAATTTAGAAAAGATGTTGATGGCGATGGAACTTCATTGGATCTTTTTGCTCTAAAACGACTTGAGGTTGCATTGACCTATGGCATGTCTTCGATAATTGTTGACGCAGAAAGACGTACTGCTAAATCTGCTAATGATCAAATTGAACCATTGCGCCCATACTTTGTGCCAGTTGATCCATGGCAGTATTTGGGGAGCAGAAGGGAAAGCGATGATCCAGGCGCAAAATTGACAATGTTTCGCTACCAAGAAGAGCGAAAAGCTAATAAAGGCGCTTACGGGGAGGAGTATGTCTTTATTGCTCGTATTCTTGTCCCTGGTGCTTATGAGGTTTTTGAGGCAAACGAGTTAGTGGGTGATATTGGATTTACCCCTCTTGACTATATTCCGCTAGTAAACATTTATGCAGAAAAGGAAGGGTTTTTATGCGCCACTCCGCCACTATCTGACGTTGCACATCTTAATATCGCTCATTATCGGCGTTTGGCCGATCTTTTGCATTCGCTACATATTGCAGCTATCGGCTTGCTGGTATTGGAAGAATATGACAACAACGAAGTAATTACTGGACAAAATTATGCAATTAAAATGAATATCGGTAGCAAAGCTTATTGGGTTCAGTGCGATGCTGGTTCTTTTGTTGCTCAAGCAGCTTTGCTTGACCGCCTTGAAAACGAAATTTCTCACCTTGGCGTTACAAAGTTATTGGGGCAAAAGCATGTAGCCGAAAGCGCAGACGCCAAACGCATTGACCATCAACAAGCAAACTGCGTATTATCCATTGCGGCAACCGAGACCCAAGCCGCCTTGAATGAAGCGTTCAGGATAGCGGCAGAATACAGAGGCATAGAACCGCCAAAAGTTATTATTGATAAAGACTTTGACTTCTATCGCTTGCTTGGTCAGGACGTAAGTGTGTTGGCCGATATGGAAGTCAAAGGCCAAATTACAACTGAACTATTCCATCGTGTTCTGGCCCAAGGCGAATGGATACCTGAAGACGTGGACTTGGCAGAACTAAGTAAAGCTGTTAAACAGTTGAAAAAGGAGGCAGAGCGTGTTATGCTTGAGCAGCAAAAAGCGCAGAACGCCAATGGTGCCGCAGGATCAGGACGCTCGCTCCCGCCTTCTGGCGCTAATAGAGCAACAAGCGCTGGAAGTGCATAAAGCCATAAAAAGACCCCCTGAACGGCCAAATGCAGCAGTTCAAGGGGTTTTGTGTAAGCGCTGCAATCAGAAGCCGGCTTGACGCTGACTGGCCTTGGTAGCTCGAATCAACTCACGATCAATCATGGGTTGCTTGAGCACACTGGTTCGGCATGTGCCGTCGTCATCAACGGTTTTTTCAATTACCAAGCCGCCCATGCTAACCGTTTCTGCTACAGGGCCAGATTCGTTTGCCGGCGCATTATCCGAAACTGGCTCAAGCTGTGCTAGCCGTGCCTTGAGCTGTGCAATCTCGACAGCGGGATCAAGCGCAGGGGCCACAGGCGCAGCGGCTTCAGGGGCAGACGGAGCAGCGGGAGCAGCGGACTTTGCCGATGCGGCGGGAGTCGGGGCGGCTGTTGCCATGGTGCAATGAATCGGTTACGCGCTACACTATAGCGCATCCATCAATCAAGCCATGTCGCTCACTCCCGAAGAAATCGCAGAACTGCAAGCCAAGGCCGCAGAAGCTGACAATCTTAAGCAACAACTGGCGGCTGTGAATGGCAACAAAGATGCAATTTTAGCTGAAAAGAAAAAAACAGCCGACAAGCTTAAAGATTTAGAGGATAAAGAAGCGGAGCGCTTAAAAAAAGAAATGGAAGAAAAGGGCCAGTTTCAGGACTTGCTAAAACAAGCGAATGATAACATTGCAGCGCTAAGAAAGGAAAATGAAGAAAAAGACAAGGCCATTTTAGAGGCAGATGCCAAGCGCATCGAGGATCGTAAGCGAGCTGACTTTCTTGCTGTCTTTAATGTTGCCGAAGTTTTTCACCCTGAACACGCATGGGCATTGCTGCATTCGCGTATTCTGGATCAAAATGGCAAAACAGTTGCAGTTTTTAACGGGATGGAGGTTGATCTTGCTAATTTTGTCGGCAAGCTCCGCAAGGACGCTCAGTATGCCTATCTGTTCAGGGCGCAAGGTGGTGCAGGAGGTATGGGCGCCAGGCCCGCTGCTGCCGGCGGCGCTGAGAGCGTTTCTGGCAGTGCTGCGGTCGCTAATCCATGGCTCCCTGGTGGAAGTGTCACAGCACGGATCGCCATACAGGTGGAGGACGCTGAATTAGCTGCTAAGCTGAAAGCTGAAGCGAAGGCTATCGCCTCTCGCAGCTAGGGGTAAAGCTGTGCCGAACCCTGGGCTAAAGCATTGACGGCTGTGCGGTCATGCCCTGACTAAACAACCATTGCTTTTTCTCCAGTGACCTTTCTCGGTAACTTTGGCGGCACTTTTGCTGGCGACGTTACAAGCCTGACACGGCTTGCGACTAGCGCTGAATTTGCCGCTTACCTTCAAGAAGAGATTTTTAACAAGTCCATGATGGTTCGCTCTGGCATTTTGGCCAGAAGTGATCGACTCCTTACAGACACTACTGGTGTCAGGGTTGAAGCCCCCTTCTTTCGACCGATTGACCCGGTGGAAGAACGCATGGATTCTGGCCGCGAATGGGGCGATTCTGGCGAGGGCCATTTTACGTTCCAGGGCATTACCAGTGCTACCCAGTACGCCACCATTGCGCACCGGGGGTTTGCTTATGCTGTTGACAAGCTTTCAAAACTTGCTAGCGGCGAGGATCCCTTGCAGGTACTTTCCAATCAGCTTGAACCGGCGCTTAACAAGATCAAGACTCGCAAGATGATTGCTCAGCTTGAGGGCTTGCTTGGTACTGGTGGCCCGCTTAATGCCACTAATAACGTAAACAAGTCTGTCACCACTGGCTCCACCATTGCCAACTGGTTGACGGCTGAAAACGTTATTGAGGCCCGCTACAAACTGGGCGAGCGGCAGTCTGAAATCACTACTCTGTTCTGTCACTCTTTTGTCCAGGCTTACCTTGAACAGGTTGGATTTTTGACCTACGATGCCGACCGCAGGGGCATTAACACGCGCTTGCTAATTGGTAGCGCTTTTAATGTTAAGGTTGTGGTTGACGACCAAATGCCTATCATCGGCACGAGCGGTCAACAGCGTCAGTTTGTCAGCTATCTCTGTGGTGATGGCGTCATGCTTGAAGGCGACCAAACTCCCCTTGAGATTGAAACGGTTCGCAACGCGCCATCCAAGCAAGATGGGGTTATTGTTGACTATCACCATAGCTTCCATGTTCCTGGCACCACATGGAACGCTTCTTTTGATAATCCAAGCAACGCTCAGCTTGCAACGGGTTCCAACTTTGGACTCGCCTATAACGATGCACGCCTAATTCCCTTGGTTCGACTGGTGACAAATTCGCCCTATGGTGGTACAATCTAAGGGTGCATGGGAGTGCACCCTAACGATGATATTAAGCCCAGGAGGCTTTAACCTCCTGGGCTTTTTTATGCTATGCTGGCAATGCCTCAAGGTTTGCCTCTGGTAAGCCCTTCAGGACTCTCACCGCCTGGGGGGGCTTTTTTTGTGGCCCAATCCGGGCTATGATCGAGTCTGGCCCCGTACCGTCTCTCAATGGCACTTTTTAATTTCTACGAATATCGCAAGCTTTACACGGTTGCCACCTTGCCCGCGAATCCCAGGGCTGGCATGACCGTCAAGGTAGGCAGCCTCACTTCTCCCACCGTGGGGTCTGCTCCCGTGGCCGGCGGTAGCGCCAACGCGCTTTGCTGGTACAACGGCAGCGCCTGGCGCGTGTACGCGGTGTGAACGCCTCTTGGTGGCCCTGGCATCGTCTTGCCGATCCTTACTATTACGCTCCTGGAAGCAGTGAGCGTACATGCAACTGCACGCCACCGGCGCTTGTCACCGTGCAGCAGGTTGATGCCTATATGGGGGCCACGCTAAAAGCAGCCGCATGGACAGCGCTTAACGTAACACAAAAAAGTCAAGCGCTTAATTCTGCCCAGACCGCTTTGCGCACACTGCGTTGGTGTACCGATAACGCAACTTGTTGCGGCAACAGTTTGGCGGCAGGTTATCTTGCTGCCGCGTCTGAGCTTGCGCTTGTGCTCTTCGGCAATAGCACCGCAGTCATTGGAGCACCCAGTCAGTTGCCGGCACCAGTTGTCAAACGGCAAAAATTTGCCGTGTTTGAAGAAGAGTTTTTTGATCCTAGTTCCATAGCGCAAGTGCTACCAAAAGATAAGCGGGTTGGCTCTAACTCTCCAACCTTGCTTCGTCTGTATCCATGGCTGCTTGATTTAATTGGCTGTTGGGTTGACAGGCAAAATGAAAGCGCTATTCGTATTTTGCGAGGATAAATGAACGCTCCGCAAGATGCCTGGGCAGGGCCACTAGCCAAGCGGCTAATAGATCGTTTTCGATCTAAAGCATTGACTTATATTCATGTTGACTTTACCCCATACGATGAAACGCTAGGCGAAGTTAGCAGTATTGAAACCAGTTATGCCGCAGCCGGAGCGGTCGCACGTTCAATGAAAATTGAACGCGATGGGGTTTATCAAGGTCAGCAAGTCGAAGTATGGGTTGATCACAAAATTGTTCCTTGGCCCATAAGCTCAAATGATTGTCTTGTATATCAAGGGCGCAAATGGAAGGTTACAGAAATTGAAAGCTACGGCAGCGGAACCGACGGATCAATTACAGGGCCGATTTATTTAACAACATTAGATGGCAAGTTAATTACAACGCTTGACGGAAAAGTTATTGTTGCACAAGGCCAGAATAGCGAACTTAATGGTATTACAATGTATGCCAGCAGGGTTCTGGCAAGGATGGAATAATGGCAAAACGACGTAATTCCAGCAAGAAAGGCAAAGGGTTTGGCCTTGAAAAAATGTCCGACGAGATTAAAGAGGCGGCGGTTACGGCATTGCGCAATGCTGCAAAAGAAGTGCTCAATGATCTTGTTGCTATTGGCCCAGCTTGGAGCGGAGAGTTTAGGGATAGTTGGTATGTTGAAACTGCCGATGGCAAGAAGGGGGCAAGGCCTGGAGGTAGGGATGGCAAATACAATCTTTTCAATATCCCATTGCTAAAAGCACAAGGACGCAACGCAAAAGGCCAATTTACTTCATCGCTTCCAACTGGTATCGGTAAAATTGAGTTGCTGATTGGCAATTCT